TCATCAAGCAGTCCAAGGCTGACCTCGGCAAGGGCATCATCCTTGCTACCATGAAGGGCGAGGCAGTCGCTTCAATCTTCTGGCTACGCTCACTGACGGAGGAAGGCAAGAAGCAGTATTCTTTGCTTACCGCCAAGGAAGCAGAGCAGCACGACTTCTCGGAGTATGCCACTGACAACACCCCTGCTGAACCTGCCAAGGAGGAAAAGCCCAAGGCTGAGAAGAAGGCCAAGAAGGCAGGACGCAAAAAGAAGCAGGAGGAGGACATTCCAGAAGACCCTATCACCCATCCCACACCAGAGGTGGAAGAAGTACCACAGGAGCAGGAGGAGGTCACAGATGCACCTGCCATCGAGGAAGCACAACTGTTTAACAACTGATTGAAGGCATGGGTACGGAAGCTCTTCAGAATGCTGTTTTGATACAAGGCGCAACGCTCTCAGATGTAGAGATGATGATTGACAAGACCATCAAGGCGAGGATGGAAGCCTTCTATGAGAGCATCCGTACCAAGCCAGAGGTCTTGATAAAGAGAAAGGAGGCCGCAAGCATTTTGGGTGTGAGCCTCCCAACTTTAGACAAGTACGGCCAGTATGGCATCCTGCACCCGAAGCACTTTGGCGGTAGGGTCTTTTACACTCAATCTGAAATCGAGAAGTACAAGCAAAACAACAAGTGACATGGAAGAAGTAAGTTTAGGCAAGGGTCGGTTTAATGACCAGTTCGCCATCGTTGGCAGGCTGCACCAACTCAAGCAGTCAGTACAGGCGTTAGAGACATCGGCAATGGTTGTCACCAATATGTTCACAGAAGGAGTAAACGATGAGAGTCACACACCATTCCTCTGGCAGGCGACATTGGCACAGGACGAATGCACAGACATCAAGAAGGCGGTGGAGGACATCAAGTATCTGTTGCGAGAAATGAAGAAGAATATCATGGGCAAAGAACAGAAATAGCATCATCAACTTTGACGAACATCGGCCACTCAGTAATCATGCTGGGTGGCTTTTTCGTTCTGTCTCAGCAATGAATCCATTTCAAGAGCAGGAGCATCACAAAAACCATCCGCCCTAATAACTATACTAAAATGGAACAAAACACGCAGAAAAAGTCTAAAAAACGGCAAAAACACTACATTTTAATATAAATTTGGGAAATATTTCTCTAAATACTTTGTTTTTAGGAATATTTATGTTATCTTTGTAGCAGTTTTTAGGATAACACAAACATGGATAAAAGAATACTGGTGATAGCACCTCATGCAGACGATGAGGTATTAGGGTGTGGAGGGTATCTACTGCACCAGCGCCATGCCTTGAAGAAGGTTGTAGTCGGCACTATCGGAGGGATGGACGTGCGACAGGACTTCAAGGTAAGGAAGGAGGAGTTCGAGCTGGTCTGCCACAAGCTGGAGGCGGCAGGGTCGTGGCTGTTTGAGAACATGGACGCAATGCTTGACACTATCCCAAGTCGGGAATTGATAACCAGCCTTGACTATGAGATAGACCGCTACCGCCCCGACGAAATCTTCATCAACTATCGGAGTCACCACCAAGACCACGCCAAGATGTATGAGTGTGCAATGGCATCGCTGCGACTGAGGGAGGGCTACCGCCCAAAGTTCGTGGCTCTGTATGAATATCCATTCATCACCAATGAGACGGAGGAGGTGGACGGTGGCAAGGCCTACCATGACATAACGGACGTGATAAACGAGAAAGTCCATCTGTTCAACCTCTATCGCAGTCAGGTGCGAAAAGCACCATCCCCACTGAATGAAGAAGGCATCAAGTCGCTGGCTCATGTCCGTGGGATGGAGTGTGGAGTAAAGTTTGCCGAGAAGTTCTACATTCAAAAGATGATGGTATGAAGATAGTGACGATACATCAGCCCGAACACCTGTCTTACTTGGGATTCTTCCACAAGGTGAGCATGGCAGATACACTTGTGCTGCTTGACAACGTGCAGTTTGAAAAGAACTACTTCCAGAACCGCAACAGAGTCTATACAAGTTCAGGAGTGCAATATATCACCGTTCCCGTTAACGACCCATCACGGAAGATTTGCCAAGTGAAAATTGCCGATGAATTTTACAAGGCGGTGAGACGCAAGAACACCAAGACAATAGAAATGGCATACTCCAAGTCACCCTACTGGAAGGTGTACGGCAACGCTTTCCTTGACATCTACAACATGGACGTGGAAAGGCTTGCGGCCTACAACGAAATGCTGTTGAAGTTCATCTTGGAATGTCTGCACATCGAAGTGGAGGTGATAAGAGCGAGTGAGCTTGACGTGAAGGGAGCGAAAACGGATCTGCTGCTTGACATCTGCCACAAGGTAGGTGCGGACAAGTACATATCTGGCAAGAGCGGTCTTGATTATTTGGAGCATGACAAATTCGACATACCAGTTGAATTTCAGCAGTTCGTGCATCCAATATACACCCAATGGGGAAAAGAGCAGTTTGAGCCTTATATGAGTGTTATTGACGCTCTGTTTAATGTTGGCTCTGACATCATGGAAATAATAAACGCAGTGAACAATGGGAAAAGGAAGTAAAGACATGAAAGTGGAGTACGTCAGCATCGACACACTCATCCCTGCTGACTACAACCCAAGAAGGATAACGGAGTCCGACAGGAAGGACATCAAGGCCAGTCTGGAGAAGTTCGGTTTTGCTGAACCTGTCATCGTGAACAGACACCCCGACAGGATGAATGTGATTGTGGGTGGCCATCAGAGGGTGACGGTTGCCAAGGAGGAGTTAGGCTATACTGAAGTGCCGTGTGTCTTTGTTAGCCTCACTCTGAAACAGGAGAAGGAGCTGAATGTGCGACTGAACAAGAACCAAGGCCGATGGGATTTTGACGCTTTGCAGAAGTTCTTCGATAAGGACTGGCTGAAAGATGTCGGCTTCGTGGATAGTGAACTCTCATTCTGGGTGAGTGACTTCCAGAAGAAGTTTGAGAGCATCACGAACAAGAACTGTGATATGCCCATCGTCCCGAAGTTCTCAGAGAAGTACGACTGCGTGGTGATAATATCTAACAACGCCACTGACACCTCTTTTCTGAAAACAGCCCTCGGCATACAGAAGTGCCAGTCTTACAAGAACACTCGGACGGGTGAGGGAATGGTGATAACGGTGGAACAACTGAAAAAGGCAATGGGCTATGGCGGTTAAGATAGAGATAGTGATACCATCAATGGGCAGGGCTGACAGGGTGATAACGAAGAACTGCATCAAGAACGCCATCCTGTGTGTTCCAGAAAGCGAAAAACAAGCCTATGAGGAGCACAACCCAGGTATGCCTATACTGACCCACCCCGACAGGCTGAAAGGGCTTGCAAAGAAGCGCCAGTTCATCTATGAGCATTTCCCAAACTCATTTCAAATCGACGATGACATCAGGCATATTCAGCGCATCTATACAGAAAGCGGTGAGAAGACAGCCTTGGATGCAGACGAAGCCTATGACATAGTGCAGTTCTGCGGTAACATGGCGAAGCTGGCGGGATGCTATCTCTTTGGCTTCCACAAAGACCCGAACCCTCTGGGCTACCATGAAATGAGACCGATACGGCTGACGGGCATCCTCAATGGCTGCGTGGGATTGCTGGAGGGGAGCAAGCTATACTTCTCGGAGAAAGCCGTGGTGAGTGAGGACTACTGGATATGTTGTCTTAATGCGTACTACCATCGTAAGCTGTGGTGTGACGAGCGGTTTGCCATCTGTGGTGCTGATACCTTCCACAACGGAGGCGGCTGCTCCAACTATCGCACGTTGAAACAGGAGGAAGAAGATACGCTGTTTCTAAGACAGACATTCGGCGAGGTCATTCAGCTAAAGCAGGACACCAGTATTGCCAAAAGGCGGCATGAGTTCCAACGGTCGCTGAAAATCCCTTTTTGAGTTAATAAAAGTTCAACAATTTGCGCATCTCAAAACAAATTCGTAACTTTGTGAGTGACAACAAGTTAAACAATCAAAATACAAACAAAAATGGGATATGACGTAAGAACAAAGCACGGGTACTCATTCTTTGAGGTAGCAAGTGCATTTCAGAAATCCATCCGCAGGGGTGACGAGAAGCAGGCAATGTATTGGGCTGTGGAACTCTACGAAAGCGGTTATCAGAAGTATGCGTGGAAACGGATGCTGATAATGTCATGCGAGGACGTAGGTCTTGGTGAGCCAACCACGAATAGCATAGTATTCGCCTTGAAAGGTACTTATGACTATTTGGTGTCGTTGAAGGAGAAGTCACTGCCTGAGAAGCTGCCTTTCACACAGGCAGTCCTGCAACTGGTACACAGTCGGAAGTCTCGGTATGTGGACTTGGCTATATCTGTCTATTGGCAGGAGAACGCGACACAGACGTACCCGATGCCTGATTATGTCTTTGATATGCACACGCTGAGAGGAAAGCAGATGGGGCGTGGGTTGGAACACTTCTATGCCGAGGCAGCGAAGATTGAGAATGCCAACAAGATGCCCAATGAAGAAGCATTCGAGAAGATTGCTCTGGAGGCTGACAAGGCTGCTATGCGTCCGCAGGGACAGGAGAACATCAGCTGTACCAAACAGGAGGCAGACAGGCTGGCGCAGGGCAATTTGTTCGACTTATAAAAGACTTATGGGTATTGGATGGATTGACACCACACCCGAACAAAACAAAGAGCGTATAAAGGTTTATTTAAGATAAAAAGATTGTGATTATGGAAAAGAATTTGAATTTGTTTTTTGCTGACGTGTTGCGTAAGCGCACTTTGACCGAGGAGCAGTCGATGACTTTGCAGGAAATGCTGTTTCCCGGATGGGATGATGACCCGAATAAGGCAAGGATGGAGTCTGTGAAGGACATGACAACAGCCTACGCCAAATGGGAAATGGAGCAGGAAAGGAAACCGAAGCCAGAGGAACCTCTGCCACCTATGACCGACAAGGAGATTGACGAACTGGCAAGTATCATCTAACCACGAAAGGAGATTGTTATGGACTACAAGGCAGGATTCAAGAAAAAGGACTTTGAGGCTGACCATTTCGTATTCAAGCGTGGTTCTGGCGAGAAGTATTTCAACGGATGGTCTGACGTGCGCTATCACTATGGGCTGACACCACAGTCATGTGACGAGCGCCAGTTAGAACAAGGAAATATGGGCAGGGCTCTCTATGAATGTCTTTGCCGCACCTATGGAGAGGAAGGGATGGCTAAATACTTCCCCGCACCTGCACCGCAGCAGAAGCCCAAGCCCATGCTCCATTTCTCTTTTGATGCCGTTGCCGCCTACGCAGCACACCAAGGAAAGCAAAATGAAAAGCTGCCGAGCGGTGTGATGACAGACGAAGAAGTAGACAATTTGGCAGCTATCATGTAGGTTTGAGTTATCGCTCCCTCATTTCATCTGTTGAGGTGAGGGGGATAAATACGAAGGAGAAGGAATTATGAAAGAACCGTTATCGACCCTATCCGCAGCACAGAAAAGGTTTGTAAAGGCTTATGACGCTTGCGGAGGTAATGTTACAGTTGCCTGTCAAAAGGCAGATGTCAAGAGCAGGACTACCTATTATCGCTGGCTTGAAAACGCTGAGTTCAAGGAAGCGGTGGAATCGGTGAACGAGTCATTTATTGATTTGGCTGAGACGCAGTTGAGAATGGCGGTCAGCCGAGGTGACATGAACGCTGTGTTCTTTCTGCTGAAAACCAAAGGCAAGAGCCGTGGCTACGTGGAGAAGACGGAGCATGATGTCAATGTCAATCCGTTCCAAGAACTGATGCAGGAGGTGGAATGAAAGACAATGGCAAGGCACGACGCAAAATGCTTGAATGGCGGTCTGACTGGAATGTGTTTGCGAGGGAGGTTTTGAAGGCAAGGCTCGATGAAGAGCAACAGGCCATCCTCACCTCTGTACAGCACAATCCCATGACAGCGGTATCAAGTGGAACGGCACGAGGCAAGGACTTCGTGGCCGCTGTCGCTGCTTTGTGTTTCCTCTACCTGACACCAAGGTTTGCAGACGGAAAGATGGTTGCCAACACGAAGGTGGCCTTGACAGCTCCGACAGGACGGCAGATAGATGTGATTATGATACCAGAGATAAGCCGACTGTTCAGGACAGCGAAAGTGCTGCCAGGGCGGTTGCTGGCTCATGGTATCAAGACAGACTATGACGAGTGGTTTCTGACAGGATTCAAGTCTGACGAGAACAATACGGAGGCGTGGTCTGGATTCCATGCCGTGAATACTATGTTTGTGGTTACGGAGGCATCGGGGTTGCCAGAAGCCGTATTCAACGCCATTGAGGGCAATTTGCAGGGTAATTCCCGCCTGCTATTGGTATTCAACCCCAACACCACAACAGGCTATGCAGCGCGTGCAATGAAGTCGGAGAGGTTCAAATCGTTCCGTCTGAACTCTCTCCATGCTGAGAACGTCATGCAGAAGAAGAATATCATCCCCGGACAAGTCGATTACGAATGGGTAAAAGACAAAGTGGAAAACTGGACTTCCATCATCACACGGGAGGAGTTCGACGAGGGGGAAGGAGATTTTGAGTGGGAGGGCAGGCTCTATCGCCCCAATGACTTGTTTCGTGTCAAAGTGCTTGGAATGTTCCCTAAGGTAAGCCAAGACGTGCTCGTTCCCTTTGAATGGATTGAACAGGCAAACAGACGGTGGAGGGAGTACGAGTTAGAAGGATACAAGCCTAATCGGGATTGTCGGCTGGGTGTCGATGTGGCTGGCATGGGCAGGGATAGCTCTGTATTGTGTCCTCGGTATGACTTCTATGTTCCGAGGTTTGAAGTCCATCAGTCGGGAGGTCAAGCAGACCACATGCAGGTTGCTGGCATGGTTCGTGACTACTTGAATAAGAACAGACGTGCAAAGGCTTTCATTGATACCATTGGAGAGGGCGCAGGTGTCTATTCCAGACTGCTCGAATTGGGATGCAACAATGTGTTTTCCTGCAAGTTCTCAGAGGGTGCAAAGAGGCTTACAGACATTTCTGGCCAGTACACGTTTGCGAACATGAGGGCTTATCTGCATTGGTGTGTCCGTGACTGGCTGAACCCGAAGAACGGCTTTGGTGCTGCTCTCCCTCCATGTGAGCAACTGGCAGAGGAACTGACTGAGACAAGGTGGAAGTTCCACAGCAACGGATCTGTCATCATTGAACCGAAGGAGGAGATAAAGAAGCGGTTGAAGCGGTCGCCCGACTATATGGATGCACTTGCCAACACCTTCTATCCGCATGACTGGACGGGAGCCACTGATGAAGAAATACTACGAGATTTTTTATAAGTGCGAAGCCATATCGCGCTTATATTCCGTATTCATATTATCTTTGAGAAGCCATCTGTGAAGACCGCTTCTCTTTTTTGTATATGCCAAGCCGAGCATACGACCCATAAAGCGTTAAGGAGATAGAAGGAGGTGAGAGTTTAAAAACGAATAAACAGGCATCCGTGAGAAAAACTGCTTACGCAAAGATTTTACCGAATTATCGGAAGACAGTATTCGTTAATATGTACGTGAACGCTGATAGTGTAGGCTCAAAGATTGTCACTTCTGCTAATATCATTTCTTAATAAAAGTTTAACACTCCGTAACGGAGTTGTTGAAAAGTAAGCCAAAGTTAAACTTTTGCTTTCCAAGAATTTTTAAGTTTGAAAAATTTGCGCATTGATATTTATCTTCGTACGTTTGCATTGTCAAAACATCATAACAACTTAAAAGTCAAGAAGATATGAATACAAAGGAGTTATTAAAGAAGGTAATGCGTCAAGCATGGATGCTGGTCAAAACCTATGGTTTCAGCATGAGTGAGGCAATGAAGCAGAGTTGGGCTATCGCAAAGCTGCGTAAGGCAATGAGAAACGGAGTTGTCAAGTTCCTTTTCACCAAGCAGGATGGAACAGTGAGGACTGCATGGGGAACACTGAAAGAAGGTGTCATCGGAGCTGTCAAGGGTACGGGAACAACAAGCCCCACCTGCCAGACCTATTGGGACTGCGAGAAGAACGCTTACAGGTGTTTCAAGGTCGCCAACTTCATCAGAATGGCATAACCTATCGATAGAAGGGCGGTACAGATTTTCGGACGTTACATTTGAGCCATCTGCCAACCAAAATGACTGAAAGCGGAGCGCGGTAGCACACGACACGGCTGTAGGAACGGGAGGGTCAGCCCTCCCACCCTCCAAACCTGATTACTCACAAGTTAAAAAGTCAAAGATATGGAAAAGAACTTCAAGAATGCGCTGATCAGCGCGAAGGCGACAGCTGACGTGCTGGCTGCCATAGTAAATGAAATCAAGTTGGACCTTGACTACGCACAGCCTGAGAGGGTGGGCGAAATGCTTAGTAAAGCAGTAGAGATGGCTGGTTCAGCCCAGCTCCTGCTGATAGACATAAACGACATGATAAAGTGTAAATGATAACGTAAAAGTATACCAAAAAATAATTCAAAAGTATACCACTTCGACTGAGTGCTGCAAAGGTACAAAAAGTTTGTTATACATTACTTATTGCTGATATATTTTTTTG